GGATCTATCTCGAGGCCGTGCGCGCCTGCCTGGCGTATCCGGAAGCGCGTTACGTCTTCAGCGAGCTGCTCGAGCGCGCCGGCCTCTACCAGACGGTGTTCGATCACTCCGGCTCGGTGATGAACTTCAAGGAAGGCCGGCGCAACTTCGGCCTCGAGATCCGGGCGGACCTCGAGCGGGCGGACGACACGCTGGTCGAACGGATGGACCGGGAACGGCGCGAGCGGTTGCGGCGAGACGATCGGGCGACCGAGGCGAGTCACACGCCGCGCGCGGAGGAGTCGACGAATGGCTGACGATCCGAACGTGCGGTGCGCGCGGTGCGGCTGGCGGAAGTCGACGCACGCCGTCGTGGGCGGCGTAGATGCGCCGGTGCTGATCTGCCCGACGGTGATCTTCGATGAGAGCGGCGATGGCCCCCGCACGCACGCCAACGCGGTTGATGCGGAGATGAAGAACCAGAAGACGTAAACACTGATTTCGTTCCATCACTAACTTTGTGAGGCCGGGTAGCTCCCGGCTCCCCACACCAACGATCGACAAGGGCCTGCTCTCTGTGCACAGCAGGGGGCCGGCCCTTTTTCGTTGGCTCACCGAACGGAGCACGACCGATGGCGGATGAGCAGAAATCCGGCGACGCAGCACCCGCGAAGTCTGCCGGCACCGACGAGAAACCCGCAGGCGATCCAAAGCCCGCGGCCGACGCGAAGCCTGAACCCAAGGCGGACGAGAAGCCCGAGGCGAAGGCCGACGAGAAGAAGCCTGACGAGAAGCCAGCCGACACACCCGCGGGCAAGGACGGCGCTCCCAAGGAAGAGCCGAAGGCCCCGGAGAAATACGAGCTGACGATCCCTGAGGGCGGCGAGCTGTGGCTGGACGCGGCGGATCTGAAGCAGCTCGAAACGATCGCGCGCAAAGAAGGCTTGACCAACGAGGCGGCGCAGCAATTCGTGACCGATCACGTCGCGGCGCTCGCCGAACAGAGCCAAGCCTTCCGCGCGCAGGTGCAGGCGGACGAGACCTACGGCGGGGATCGCTTCCCCGACACCGAACGGCATGTCCGCCTGGTGCTGGACAAAGTGCGGCCGGCCGGGACGCCCCAAGGCGATGCCTTTCGCGCGCTCCTGAGCAAGACCGGCTACGGCAACAAGCTCGAGGTTGTCGCCTTTCTGGCGGACCTCGGCAAAACGATGGCGGAAGACACCCCGGCGCGCGGGGGAGGCGGCCCAGGCGGCGTCACACGCGACGCGGCCACCGTGCTCTACGGCGAGTCGAAGGGGTCCTGACGCGCATCACGTAGGGAGTGGCTTTATGCGATTTCTGATGTGTCTCTTCGTCGCGGTCGCGCTGCTCGCGATCGATCTCAGCGCCGCGAGTGTTGGCGCGTCGCCCCCGTCGCCGCATCTGCACTGGGGCGTCTGGCTCGGCCTCGGCGTCGTGGGTGTCGCGCTCGGCACCGGCAATCTGACGCTCGCCGATTGGGGCAAACGTCTCGATCCCGACGGCAAAGTCCCGACCATCATCGAGCTGCTCATGCAGACCAACGAGATGCTCGACGACATGGTCTGGCGCGAAGGCAACCTGCCAACCGGGCATCGTACGACGGTGCGCACCGGCCTGCCGGCGGTCGCGTGGCGCTTGCTCAATCAGGGCATCACGCCGAGCAAATCGACCACCGCGCAGATCGACGAACAGGCCGGCATGCTCGAGGCCTGGTCCGAGGTCGACAAAGATCTCGCGCTGCTCAACGGCAACGTGCAGGCGTTTCGGTTGTCGGAAGCGCGCGCCTTCATCGAAGCGATGAACGAGGAAATGCAGCAAACGATCATCTACGGCAACGGCGGCCTCGCGCCGGAAGAGTTCACCGGGCTGAGCGTCCGCTACTCGCTCTCGACCGCGCCGAACGGCAGCAACGTGATCAAGGCCGGCGGCGTCGACACCGACAACACCTCCATGTGGCTCGTCGCGTGGGGCGAGGACACCGTCAGCGGCATCTTCCCGAAAGGATCGAAGGCCGGGTTGATTCACGAGGACTACGGCGAAGTCACCGTCGAGATGACCGCGGGCCTGGCCGGATCGCGCATGCGTGCCCTGCAGGAGCGCTGGCAGTGGAAGGGCGGGATCGCGCTGAAGGACTGGCGCTATGTCGTCCGGATCTGCAACCTCGACGTCTCGCTGATGAACGCGGGCGTGACCATCGACCTGATCGCGCTCATGGAACAAGCGGTGGAGACGTTGCCGAACAAGCTCGGCAAGCCGGTCTTCTACGCCAACCGCACGACGCGGCGGTATCTGCGCAAGTTCGCGCGGACCCAGGTGGGGCTGGGCGGCGGGCTGACGTTCGAGAACTTCGAGGGCAAACGGATCCTGTATTTCGGGGACATCCCGATCCGGACCGTCGACGCGATTCTCAACACCGAGGCGCTCGTCGCGTAGAGCACAGGTTCAGAGTTCAGGGTTCAGGGTTCAGAGTTCACCGGGCGCGAGCCCTTTGTGAGGAGTTCCATCATGTTCTTGGATGCGCTCGGCCTCGTCTCAGACGCGCAGGCGTTTGGCGCGGCGGCCGTCTCGACCAATTCGATCGATCTCGGACTGACCACGCCGGGCCGGCAGATCGGCACCGGCGAGCCGATGGGCTTCGGCGTCGGCGTCGACGTGCTCGGCACCGTCGCGCCGTCGCTGATCGAAGTCATCTCGGCCACCGATGCCGCGCTGACCGCCGGCATTCTCGTCCACGCCTCGCGCACGATCCCGCTCGCGGAGATGGTCGCGGGGGCGCTGTTCTTCATCGCGATTCCCCCGGGCACGCCGACGCAGCGGTTCCTCGGGATCCGGATCACCACGGCCGGCGGCACCGTGACGTGCACGGCCTGGCTGACGACGCACTCGCTGTTCTCGATTCTGCCGCGCGCCTACCCGAAGAATTTCGTGGTGTAGGCGCGGCGTTCATCCACGGCCGGCGGCCCGACACCCGGCGCCGCCGGCCTCGTGCTTGTTCAGTGAAGGAGAGTTCGCATGACCACCACTGCTCCCGCTCCGGCGAAATCGACCGCGCCGGCCAAGGCCGCCGCGCCGCCGCCGGCGGGTCCCGCGAAAGGCGCCACGCTCCGCGTCCGCGCCACCGACAAGGGCTACTACGGCGACGCGCGCCGCCGTATCGGTGACGTCTTCGATTTAGTGCCCCGAAAAGGCCCGTTCACCGCGCCCGTGCTCGACAAGGACGGCGAGCCGAAGCTCGACCCGCGCACCCAGGTCCCGCTCACGAAAGAGGTCACCCGGATCCTGACGGCCGAGGAACAGTTCTCGGCCAAGTGGATGGAGAAGGTCGACCCGCACACGCCGACCTCGATCACGACGGGCGCCGAGGAACTCCGCCAGAAGCACGACGCGGAGATCGCGGCGCGACGATCGCCGAGTGCGCCACCACCGGCAGGGGCCGCGACCGGCGCGGCGAATCCGCTCGGCGACGACTGAGGACGATCGCGGGGCGCGCGCGTGGACGGCGGTCCTGCTGGGAACCTGGCCTGGCTCCGGACCAGGAAGGGCCGGCCGTCCTCCGCGCGCCGCGTGCAGGTGCAGAGCTGAGCGCCGATGGCAAAAACCGCATTCTTGAAATACACGATCTGGCTGACCGACAAGGACCAACTCGAGGCCCTCGCCGGCACGGATCCCACGTCGCCGCTCGCCGCGGTCAACAAGGCGCCCTCGGTCGCCGCGGTCGACTACAGCGCGCCGCTCCAACTTGGCACCGCGCCGTTTCGCGCGCCGTGCATCACCTCGGAATGGTTTAGCCGGACCGATGAGAACTTCCCGGTCGACGAGCGCACGTTCGATCGCTGCGAGGGCGGCTGGTTCGGCGTCTGCTTCCTGTTCGGGACCCGGACGCACTACTTCTGGCGCGGCGTGTTCGCGCTCGCGCCGGCGATCGAGGACGACGGCTCGCCGGTCCATGACGAGGAACCCGTCGCGTTCGCCAAGCGCCGCTGGATTGACGGGTTCGAGCTCCCGGCGAGCGGCGAAGGGGCGAGCGGCACCGCGAGCGCGCTGGCGGCCCGCGGCGCCTCGCGCCACCTCGGTGGGTATGGGCTGAAGATCGATAGCTCGAGCGGCGGCATTTCCCATCAGCACGCGCCGCTCGAAGCCGGCGTCGTCAGCAGCGAGCAATGGGAACGCTTCTACATTCGGATCCGGCGCTACCCGGCCGCCGCGGTGCGGCTTCATAAAGTCGCGGCGATCACCGGCACCAATAACGGCCTCGAGATGTGGCTCAATCCGAGCGGCGCGATCAGCTTCTTCAACGTCTTTTCGACGGGTAGCGATCTCCTCGGCACGTCGCAACCGATCCCGATCAACGTCTGGAAAAAGATCGACTCGATCTACCGGATGGGGCTGGCGGTGGACCCGGTCAAGCCCTTCTGGCGGGTCTACCTGAACGGCGCGAGCGTGCTCGACATCGGCCCGGGCACCAACGGGCCTCTGAACACGACCACGAACATCGGCCAGTCGACGATCGGGACGACGACGCTCTCGACGTGCATCCTCGACGTGGACGATTGGATGGGCGCCGCGCTCCCGCTGCCGGGCAGCACGGTTCGTATCGGCACGACCACCAACGCCAGCACGACGATCAGCGCCCTGACGTCGACCGAGCAGATCCGCGCCGGCGACGCGGTCAGCGGGACCGGGATCCCGGTCGGGGCGACCGTCTCGACGATCAGCGGCGCGGCGTCGGTCGTGATCAGTAGTCCGGCGACCGCGAGCGGCAGCGTCCCGATCACGTTCAGTCGGGCCGATCGGTTTCCCGGCTACGACTGGAACAACGGCTCACGGATGATCGTGATCGGCGCCAGTCAGGGCGAGCTCGCGCTGCAAGGCACGCTGGCCGCCGGCTCCGCCATCGTGACCGAGCTCCCGATGACCACCGGCCTGGTCGTCGGCATGACGGTCGCCGGCTTGCCGTCCCTGCCGGGCCCGACGCCGGAGCCGACCGCGGCCTACGTCGCCGCCATCAAGGCGCAAGTGGTCGCGATGGCGATCGCCATCGATACGCCCTGCGGCTGTTTCGAGATCACCAAGCGCGTGGCGTGGGGCCTGCGGCACGAGGGCTGGGGGCTCAAGGACAAGCCGACCGGGACTAACTGCGGCGGCTACGGGACCGACGTGCTCGTGCACGAGGATGGGACCTGGGTCGACATTCTCCACAACTCGGAGACCGACAACGATCCGGTCTGGAACGTCGGCGACGGGCCGATGCCCGCGGGCGTCTACCGGCTCGCGATCAACCCGGGCGACGGCGGCACCAGTGAGACGGCGACGATCCTCTCGATCGACGGGCCGACGCAGATCACGCTCTCGGCCGACAGCCTGCTCGACGGGTCGTTCCTGCTGATGTTCCAGAACGCGAGCGGGTTCGCGGCGGACCATGGCGCGTGGGTCGGCGACTGGCGCCTGGCCCGGCAACGCCCGGCCGACCTCCGCACGTTGACGCCGCTCACCTCGAGCACGCCGGGCGCCGTCCTGTCGATTCGCACGGATGCCGCGCGCGAGGTGGACGGAACGCCGGGCATCCTGGGGATCGTCGCGATGCGCGTGGCCTGCTACGGCTCGCAGGTCGGCGCGCTGGTCGCGGGCGCGCTCGGCTACAAGCTGCCGGGCGGCGCCGATGTCAACGCCCCCGTGACGCAAGCGGTTGCCCTCGGCTGGGTCGGCATGTCGTATCTGCCGGACGGCATCGTCAATCCGATCTCCCCGCTGAGCGGGCTCGAGCTCAAGTTCACCAAGAACAGCAGCGCGTCGCAGTCGACGGTCCGCAGTCTGTTCGCGGTCGTCGAAGCGGTCGGCGCGTTCTACGAGGAGGACCTCGTCCGGCAACCGGAGGACACGACACCCGCGGTGCTCGCCCCGCTGCGGCCGGCGATGGGCATCCACAACGCGCCGTATCCCCGGTCCCCGTGGGCGCGCAAGGGCCCGCCGCCGATCGCGCCCGTCCTGATCTACGGCGGCCTCTACACCGGCAACAGCACGTTCCAAGATCTGATCTTCCGGCACCCGATCCACTTCCTGTGGGTGCGCAACGTGACGGACGGGACCGGCCCGTGGGTCTGGTTCTCGAGCGCGAACGGCGGGCACGACGGGATCAATCGTGACTACAACGGGCTCGGGCCCGCCGAGGTCCTGCTCGACCCGTCCTACGTGAGCAACGGCGTCGAGGATGGCCGCGAGCAGCAGACGCTCGCCCGGATCGCTGGCGCCGACGCGCAGAACAATCTCCTCGACAAGGTCTACCAGGTGATCGCCATCGGCGATCCGGGCCTGCGGTTCTTTGCCGCCGGCGCGCTCCACTGCACCAACAGCGCGACCGATTTCGTCACGCCGCTCGATTCCCCGACCTTCACCCCCGAAGCGGTGTTCCTGCTGTTCGAGGGCGTGAACGATGCCACCGTGGGGCTTTGCTACAAAGGCATGGGGCATGCCGCGGCGGCGCTGTCGGCGCTGACCGGCGCGGAGAATGCCAACGGGCTCGCAATGGGCCTCGGCCAACTCACCTACAAACCGGGGATCTCGATCTCGAGCCTGGCGCAGACCGCCTATCTGGCCTGCCGGCGCAACGATGGCAGCGGCGACCCCGGCATGGCGCGCGTGCTGCAACTCGCGACCTACGTCGGTGACGGCAGCGCATTGCGGACGGTCGGGCTCACGCCGTGCGGCCGGCGGCCAATGTTCGCGATCGTCACCCCGCACAACGCGGCGTCGTTCACGCGCGATCCGTCACACACCGGCACGACCTCGCATCAATTCCCCGGCACGCTGAACGGCTCGACCGGCATCGTCGCCGGCGCGATCGATACCATTCAAGTCGGCCTGGCGCTGAACGCCGTGGGCATCGTCTACGACGTGTTCGTGATTCCCGGCACCATCGAGGCGTGCAACAACGGCTGGTCCTGTAACGGCGACATCGATCCGGTGCCGCCCACCGTCCCCACCGACCCAGGCGGCTGGGATGACGAGCCCGACGATCCGGACGATGGCGACGACCCCGACGATCCGGGCAACCCGCCGCCGCCGCCAGGCATCACCGGGACCGATTTCGGCGCCGAGTGCAAGCCGTGGTCGACGCTGGTGATCAATCAGGCGCTCTCGAAGATCGGCATCAGCCAGCCGATCGGCGACGTGGTGACGGAAGCCTCGCCCGCCGCCGAGCAGGCGCGGATGCATTACGCCGACGTGGTGACCCAGGTCTTGCGCGATGTGCCGTGGCCCTTCGCCACGAAATACGCCACCTTGGCACTCCTCGGCGGGACGTCAGTGACGCCGCTCAACCCGGACTGGCGCTACAGCTACCGCCGGCCGGCCGATTGCGTGTTCGAGCGCCGGCTCGCGGTGCCGCGCACGGGCGCGGTCGATCCCACGCCGCCGCCGTTTCAACTCTCCAGCGATACGGCGGGCGGGCTCCTGCTGACCAACCGGCCGGGGGCGGTGCTCGAATACACCTTCCGGCCGAACTGCTCCGCGGCGACCGGCGATCCGTTGTTTCGCGAGGCGTTGATCTGGAAACTGGCGGGCGTCTTCGCCCCGGCGCTCTCGCGCATGGTCGGGATCGTCGAGCACTGCGAAAAGCAGTATCAGGAAGCGCTCGTCAAAGCGACGTTGATCATCCGGCCGGGCAATCCGGGCGAGGAACCGCTCGCCGGCACGCTCGATCAGACCGGTGTCCATGCGCGCGCGAACGTCGACGTCGTCAACCGGGGGCTCGTGCGGATCGGTGCACGGACGATTGCCAATTTGGTGAGTGAGCAATCGCGGGAAGCGCAGGCCGCTCGCGCGGTTTTCGAGGCCGAGCTCCGCAGCACGCTCCGCGATCATCCGTGGGCGTTTGCGACCGCCTATATCGATCCCGTCCTGGTTGGCGGGACGGCGACCGTGCCGGTCAACGATGACTGGACCTACAGCTATCGCCTTGGCCCCGAGGTCGTCTTCGTGCGGCGGATCGTGAAGGAGGCCGGCAAGCGGACGTTTCAACTCAACCCGCCGCCGTTCCGACTGGCGCGCGATGGGACCGGCGGGCTGCTCCTGACCGACGAGATCGATCCGCAGATCGAGGTGACCGTCCGCGTCGAGGGCACCGTCGCCGGCGCCGACGATCTCTTCCGCGAAGCGCTCGCCTGGCGGCTCGCCGCGTCGCTCGCGCCGAGTCTCGCGTTGATCGATCCGGCACGGCCTGAGCAAGAAGGCCGCGGGCCGGATTACACCGGCCAGAAAGATCCGCCGCGCGTGGGCGTCGCGCAGCGCGCGCAGACGGCGCGGTTCGCGTGGGGCATGTATGGCGAGACGCTGCGCGGCGCGAAGCTCGCCGACGCGCGCGAGCAGCATCAGCCGCTCGATGATCATTTGCCGGACTGGCTGACGGGGCGGGACTGATGGCTGACCGTCCGTCGATGCATCTTCGGCTGGGGCCGGTGCTGGATCGCACAACGATCCGGCCCGACGTGCACGTCACGCCAATCGACGATCTGCGCGAGCACGAGGAGACGCGCGCGTGCTGGTGCGGCCCGCGCGTTGAGCAAGAGCCGGAGGCCAGCGCCGTCGTCGTCCATCATGCCGCGGACGGCCGCGAGCTCGTCGAGGAGCACGGAATCAACTGATGGCCGAGTCGGTCTTCACGCGGAGTTTCGCCGGCGGCGAGCTCGCCCCCGCCCTCGCGGCCAGGGCGGACCTCGTGAAATACGTCACCGGCCTGCGGCGCTGCCGCAACTTCCTCGTGCTCCGCCACGGCGGCGTCGCCAACCGCCCCGGCACCCGCTACGTCAACGAATCGCGCGACAACTCGACCGCGACGTTCCTGCTGCGCTACGTCTCCGAGATCGCCGGCGAGAGCGTGCTCCTCGAGGCGGGCGTCTTCTATCTGCGGGTCTACAAGAACGGCGCGCTCGTGCGCCTCGAGGACGTCGACGCGTGGGACGCCGGCACGAACTACGCGATCGGCGCGATCGTCGAGAGCGGCGGCACCAACTACTATGCCGTGGCCCCCGGCATCAACCACGCGCCGCCGAACGCGGCCTTTTGGTATGCGATGCCGGACGACATCCTCGAGATCCCGACCCCTTTCGGCACAGCCGGCTTTCAGTGGGTGCAGAACGGCCGCACGATCACGATGACCTCGCTCGTCGTGCAGCCGCACGAGCTGATCTACCAGGCCCTGACCTCGTGGATCATCCGGCCGGTCGTGACCACGCCCGGCGTCGAGCCGCCGACCGCCATCATCATCACGCCGGGCCCGGCCGGCACCGAGAGCTTCAGCTACATCGTCACGTCGGCCGCGCCCGACACCTACGAAGAGTCCACCGGCTCGGTGATCACGCAGGTCAACACGATCACCGAAGGCACGCCGGCCAGTCCGCACATTCTGAACTGGACGCCGCCAGCCGGCCCGGTGCCGCCTGAGTATTACGTCTACAAGGATCCCTACCAGAACGGCACGTTCGGGTTCATCGGCACGGCGGTCGGCGCGCCGTCGTTTCGCGACACGGGGTTCATTCCCGACTTCGCCGTCACGCCGCCGCTGCCGCGCGTGCTGTTCGCGACGACGGATAACTATCCACTGACCGCGGCCTACTACCAGCAGCGGCGGATCTTCGCGCACACCGTGCTCGAGCCCGACGCGGTGTGGGGCTCGCGCATCGGATTTCATTCGAACTTCACCATCTCGTCGCCGCTGCAGGACGACGACGCGATCACGTTCAAGATCAGCGGCAACGAATACAACCCGGTGCGCCATCTCCTCGGCCTGAAAGCGCTGATCGTGATGACCGACGCCGGCGAGTGGACGGTCGGGCAGCCCAAGGTGCCGCTGACGCCCGCGAACCTCCCGGCCGACCAGGAGACCTACATCGGCTGCAACGGCACGCGGCCGGTCGTGATCGGGAACGCGATCCTCTACGTGCAGGCGCGCGGCAGCATCGTGCGCGATCTGCAATTCGAACAGCAGGTCGAAGGGCTCGCGGGCCGGGACCTCTCGCTCTTCGCGGCGCATCTCTTCGATGGGTTCACGATCGACCGAATGGACTACCAGCAGACGCCGCACCCGATCGTCTGGGCGTGTCGCTCGGACGGCACGCTGCTCGGCCTGACCTACATCCGCGAGCAGGACGTCTGGGGCTGGCATCGCCACGACAGCGGCGCCGCGGCGCGGTTTGAAGATGTCGTCGTCGTCCCGGAGGCGGACCAGGACGCGGTCTACCTGCTCGTGCGGCGGACGATCGGCGGCGTGTTCAAGCGCTACATCGAACGCCTCGAATCGCGCGAGATCCAGACCTTCAACGTCGACAGCTTCTTCGTCGATGCGGGCCTGACCTACAACGGCGCGCCGGTGACGACGATCACTGGCCTCGACCACCTCGAGGGCCAGGTGATCGCGGTGGTCGCGGATGGCGCGGTGATCTTCAACGGCGATCCGACCTCGCCGCTCGCGGCGGCGTTCACCGTCACGGCGGGCACGATCGCGGGCCCGATTCCCGCCGCGAGCGTCATTCACGCCGGCTTGGCGATTCGGTTCGCGGAGATCGACCTGCTCGACCTGGACGTCCAGGGCGTCGACGTCCGCGACAAAAAGAAGCGCGTCGGCGCGGTGTCGGTGATTCTCGATGCGTCGGTGCGGACGTTTCAGGCCGGGCCCGATGCGACGCGGCTCACGGCGGTGAAGCTCAAGGGCTTCGAGGCCGGGCTCGCGCGGGTGCCGTTCACCGGGATCGAGGAGATCACGTTGTCGTCCGCCTACGGCGACTATGGGCGCGTGTTTCTGCGGCACACCGATCCGTTGCCGTTGACGATTCTCGGCGTGCTGCCGTCGGTGGAATTGGGTGGGTGAAGGTGGAAAACGATGGCTGACAAATTGGTGAGCATGAAGATCACCGCGGCGGAGCGGAAGAAAAATCAGGAGGGAATGCTCGCGCCGTCGTCGACCGAGGACAGCGGTCCGCAGTATCCCTACGGCCTGCAACTGAGCCTCGAGCAGGAGGCGCTCAAGAAACTCAAGGTGGCGCTGCCGAAGGTGGGCAAAGAGTTCACGCTGATCGCGCGCGTCACGGTCACTAGCGTCTCGAGCTATGAAAACGTCGGGCAGGATGCGCGCGGCAGTGTCGGCCTGCAGATCACCGAGATGTGCCTCGAGTCGCCCGGCACCGACGTCGCCGACGCGCTCTACAAGGACAAGGCGTAGCCGATGGTCGGCACCACGATGGCGGTGATCATGCTCGCGGGCATGGCCGTCTCTGCCTACTCGACCTACAAAGCGGGGAAGAAAGCCGAGGAGGCCGCGAAGGCCGAGGGCACCCACGCGCAGGAGGCGTCGAACAGCCAGGCGGATCTCGCCGATTCCAACGCCGCGATTGCCGACCTGCAGGCGCAGGATGCGGTCGCGCGCGGCGCTGAAGACGAGAGCCGCTTCCGCACACAGATCCGCGGCTCCATCGGCGCCGAACGCGCGGGCATCGCCGCCGGCAACATCGACGTCAGTTACGGGTCGGCCGTCGACGTGCAGGCGGACGCGGCCTACCTCGGCGAACTCGACGCGCTCCAACTGCGCACGAACGCCAAGCGCGAGGCGTGGGGCTTCGAGGTGCAAGCCGACGATCTCCGGAAGCGCGCGACGATTGCGCGCAAGGAAGGCACCTACCAGGCGGCGGCGGGGAACGCCTACGAGAGTGGCAAGGGCCTCGCGATCGCGAGCGGGCTGATCGGCGGGGGTGCGTCGTTGCTCTCCATGCGGTATGGCTTCGGCCGTGCGAGCGGGGCCCGCTAGATGCCAACGGTGACTTACGGCCCCCGGCGTATCGGCACGGCCGCGCTTCCCGGCGTCCGCAAGACGGCCGCGGAGACGGATCTCTCGACCGGGGTCGGGCTCGACCGCGCGAAGGGCGCCTCTGGTGAGCGCCAGGCGGCCGCCCTCGGGCAGCTCGGGCAGACCCTCGGGCAGGTCGGGCAGATGCTCGGCAAAGAGCAACGCGCGGTCCACCTCGACGCGCAGCGCCAGGCCGACGAAGTCGCGCAGCTCGAATACAACAACAAGCTCGACGCCTTCACCTCCGCCGCGCTCTTCGATCCGCAGACCGGCGCGCTCGCGCGGAAAGGGAAGGCCGCGCAATCCCTCCCGGAAGAGACGAGCGCCGCGTTCGACCAATTCACGGGCGAGCTCGACGGCACGCTGAACGATCGCCAGCGCGCCGCCTTCGGCGACAAAGACAAAGCCGCCCACTGGCAAAACCTGCAGGGCCCGATCCTGCGGCACGTCTTCGCCGAGCAGCAGGCGCACGACGTCAGCGAATTCAACGCGTTTCTTAGCAACTCCACCAACGCGGCGGCGGCCCATGCGACCGACCTGCGGCAGGTGCACATCGAGCTCCAGGACGGCGTCGACGCGATCGGGCAGTTCGCGACGCGGCAAGGGCTCGGTACGGAGGCGACCCAGGCGCTCACCGAAAAGTTCACGACCGACACGCACCTCGGGGTGATCAAGAGCCTGATCGCGCAGGACCGAGCGGCGCAGGCCAACACCTACTTCACCGCCAACAAGGATCAGATCGCCGGCACGCAGCAGGACGACATCGAGAAAGCGCTCGCGGTTGGCACGACCCGTGGGAAGGCGCAAGTTGAGACGGCGAAGATTCTTGCGGCCGGCGGCTCATTGGCAGAGCAACGCACGAAGGCGAAAGCGATCGACGACCCCGACGTGCAGGACGCCGTCCTCGAACGCATCGAGCACGAGGCCAACATCACGGCGAAGGCGACGCGCGATGCTCAAGAGTCGACGCTGGCCGGCGCGCTCAATCTGGTCGAGCGCACCCACGACGTCACGAAAATTCCGGCCGAGATCTGGGCCAAATTCGATGTCAACGATCGCAAAGCGTTGCGCTCGTATGCTGAGGTCCTGACGAAGGGGAACGGCGTCGAGACCGATCTCCCGACCTACTACGGGCTGATGCAGACAGCGGCCGACGATCCGACCGCGTTCGCCACCGACAACCTGCTGAAATATCGCGGAAAGCTCGATCAGGTTGAGTTCAAACAGCTCGCGAAGATGCAACTCGACATCCGCACCGGCAACAAGACCGCGGCGGACAAAGACCTGGCCGGGTTCCGAACCCATCAGCAGATCGTCGACGACACGCTGTGGCAAACGACGCAGACCGACAAGGAGAAATACTCACCGGCTCAGAAGAACGCCCGCGCCTCGCTGCTCCGGATGGTCGATCTCCGCGTCGCCGCGGCGCAGGACCAGGGGAAAAAGGTCACCAACGCCGACATCCAAGGCGTCGTGGACGATCTGCTCAGCCAGGGAACTCCGGGCACGCCGGGGTCGTCGTGGTTCGGGATGTTCTTCCAATCGCAAGGCTGGCACAGCGCGACGCCTGGGAAAGCACTGCTCGACACGACGATCGCCGACATCAGCCCCACGGACCGCGCCGATCTCGAGCGCGCGCTGCGCGAGCACCGGCAGCCGGTCAGCGATTCGACGGTGCTCGATCTCTATCTCAATATCCAGACGCGCAAGAAGGCTCGGTAGTGGCGAGCAACCTCTACGACGAGGCGCTCGAGCAACTCGCGCCGGTGCCGGAGGCCGCGCCGGCCGCGAAGCCCCGCACGCTCTACGACGACGCGCACGATCTCCTCGTCGATCGGCAGGCCGCGCAGGACACGACGCTCCGGCAGACGGCGAGAGCCTCCAGCGATCTGACGCCAGACGCCGCGGCCGAGGCCCGCCGACTCGCGTTGCGTTACGGGATTCCCTCCGCCCTCATCGCGCGCAAGTTGCCGCATTACCAGGCACAGGCGCAGGCCGACGACGTCGCGGCAGCGGGCCGAGATCATCCGACCCTCGGCGCCTGGCTGGCCGACGATCCGGCGAACGTCGCGATCGCGAAGGACGACCTCGGGCCGTTGACCGCGATGGATCACACGCTACGCATCGGCCGGAATCTCGCGGGGATCGCGCCGGCGGGGATCGCGAGCCTCGGTCAGAGTCTCTGGGGCGCGATCCAAGCGGGCGCGGAACTCAGCCTGCAGGCGCAGCAGGACTACGCCGCCTTCGATCGCCGCGCCCCGGAAATTACGACCCTCACCGCGCCGGAGGAAACCGCATTTCAGCAGTGGGCCGCCACGAACCAGATCACCGACGTCGATCACCCCGACAGCCACTACGACTATCGCGGCTACTTCAAGGCGACAGGCGGCACGCCGATGCAGTTCGGCGTCGATCACTTTCCGGACACGTTCAAGCAGCACGGGCATCCGACGTTTTCCGTCGAGTCGCAATACTCCAAGGGCGCGCTCGACGGCGGACGGTGGGAGGGCGAAACGTTCGTCGCGCCGGTGCCGGGCGCGTTCGCCCGGGTGGCCGCGTTTGCGACCGCGAGCGCTGCCGTCGCCGAGCACCTGGCGGAGCGCAGCCGCGGCCCGCGCCCGGGCGCGGGCTTTGTCGAGCAGTCGATCTACAGCGGGCTCGAATCGTTCGTGCAGCAAGCGCCCGGGGTCGCGTTAAGCCTGGCAACAGGCGGCGGCTCGACCGTGCTGCTCGGCTTGGCCGGCCTCACGACGGGCGGGCAAGCCTATGCGCAAGCGCGGGCCGAAGGCGTGCCGGTCAACAAGGCCGCTGCGTTCGCCGCCTTCCAGGGCGCGGTCGAAGTCGCCACCGAGTTCATCCCGGCGCACAAATTGCTCGGCGACCTGGCCGCGAAAGCGCCGTTCGTGAAACTGCTCGCGCATCAGATCGCGAGCGAGATCCCCGGCGAGGAAGTCGCGACGGTCCTGCAGGACCTCGGTGAGTGGTTCGCGCTCCCGTCCAATAAAGAGAAGACCTTCCAGGACTATCTCGATGCGCGCCCATCAGCAGCGGCGGCGACGGCCATCAGCACCCTCGTAGCGATCGGGGCGCAGACGATCAGCACGCACGCTGCTGTGCGCTTTGTCGAAAAACTCGGCACCGACGCGGCCGAATCCAAAACGATCCCGCGCAGCCCCGAGGCCATCGAAGCCCTGATCGCCTCCGCCACGAAGGGCGGCGCCGAGACCCTCTACGCCCCGCTCGAGCACTGGAACGAGTATTGGCAATCGAAGGGCGTCGACCCGGCGACGAAGGCCGCCGAGCTGACCGGCAGCCCTGAGGCCTACGCGTTCGCGACCCAGTCGGGCGGGGACCTCCCGATCCCGACCGCGCGCTACGTGACGCAGATCGCCCCCACCGAGCACAACGCCGCGTTCGTCAACGAGCTGCGTCTCGACCCGGAGGCGATGAACGGCCGCGAGCTCGAGGCGCTCACCAAGCAGCTCGCGGCTGAACCGCTCGCCACCGCCGACGCCCCGGCGGTCTCCGCACTCCGGACCGCGGTCGAGTCCCGCCTCGTCGCGGCCGGGGTGCCCGCCTCGCAGGCGTCGGCCTACGCCGAGCTCGCGGACGTGGTCTCGAACCTGTCGGAACGCACCGGGATCGATCTGCAGGCCCGGCACAACTACGGCCTCGACGTGGTGCGACCGGACCTGGCGGTGCTGCAGGAACGTCCTCCGGACGCTACACAAACGCCCTCAGAGGCTCCAAGTGCTGCGCCGGAAGCCTCAAGTCCTGCGCTGGCCGAGACCCCCCTGCCGGCTGACACGCAGCCCGCCGGTGAGGCGATCACCGCCAGCGGTGACGTGCAGGCCAATCCTGTCTCCGCGACGTTCCTGGGGCACGGCCCGTCCGGCCCGCTCTACAACATCGTCGGCGGGCCTTCCGATCGCTCGACCGTGTCGGCCGGCGAACTCGCGGCGCAGGGGATCGCGATTCCGGAGACGCCGGACGAAGCCGCCCAGCTGAACGGCGAGCAGTTGCGGGCGCAGGCGATGGAGACCCGCGCCGCCGCCCGACTTGACACCGCGGCCGCAACCGCAGAGAGTGAGGGTCCTGATGGCGCCGAATCTGAAACGCGCAGCGGAGCTGGTGGCGAAGGGCGCCCTGCCCGGAACCGCATTGCGCCAAGCTTCCCGCGAGAGCGCGAGCGTCCGGCCCAGAGGGCCCGTCGGGAAGCCGAGCATGTCGAAGGCCTCTTTACCCACTTCCACGACGCCGCCCAAACCCTAGACCCGACCGTCGACCCGGTCGACCTCCGCGCGGAATTCGATTTCCGGTTCGCCGCCTGGCAGGACCTCAACGAGAGCTACCAGGACAGCGGGCACGATCCGCTCGATCTGCTGCGCGCGATCGCCGACAACGGCGGTCTCAACGAAGAGTCGTCGTCGGGCTGGCGCGGCGAGCTCGCCGATCTCAAGAGCGGGCTGAAGTTCGGCGCCGTCGCCGGCGTGGGGAAGGTGTTTCGCGCGGCCACGGCGAAGGACGGCGCGGGCCGGCCGATCACGGGCTTGCCGTTCGACGTCATGCAGCAACGGTTGCAGCAGGATCCGCGCTTCGCCTGGATCGAGAACGTCAACATCCTGTTCGACCAACTCGACGAGATCATCCGGAACCCGCCGAACCTCCGAGGCCTGCCGGGCACCGACGAACTGCGAGCCGACGTGCGGATGGACGAGCGCGTCGCGTGGTGGCGTGACTCGTGGCGGCCGGTCGATTTCGACGTCACGGAATTCCATCAGGGGCCGAAGGACGAGACCGCGCCGGGCGAGGCGCAGCCCGTGTTGCCCGGGACCGAAGGCGTGCGCGAGCAGGAGATCGCGACGCCGGAATTTGCGTTGCCGTTCGCGTTGACGAGCGAGAAGGGGACGCCGACGAAGCACGCGTCGAAGGTCGGCGCGCTGTTCGACGAATTGTTTCAGGCGCTCTACCACGGATCGCCGCATGACTTTGATCGGTTCAGTAGCGAGAAGATCGGAACGGGCGAGGGCGCGCAGGCGTTCGGCCATGGGCTCTACTTCGCGGAAAACCAGGACGTCGCGGGCGGATATCAGCGCGATCTAGCCCGTGCGGGCGCGCTCACGATCAACGGCAAGCCCTGGCAGCAAGCCCGGCTGACGAAGACGCAGCGTGAGATGTTGACCGCCGTCGAGGCCAATAATCTTCGCCTCAACGACCGCGACATTCAGCAATCGCTCGGCGACGCCTACCGCGAGAGCCACGCCACCGACAAGCAATGGCAGACGTGGACGAAGGACTGGAACGCGCTCGCCGGCCGGCTCGAGCAGGCTGAGTCGAAGGGGTTTCTCTACCAGGTCGACATTCCCGACGAGCACATCGCGACAATGCTCGATTGGGACGCACCGTTGTCGGAGCAGAGCGAGACGATCCAGCGCGCGTTGATTCCGCTCGTCCAGCGGTCGATCGACGAGGAGTTCACCACACTGAAAGACGTTTCGCAGGCCACCGGCAAGAGCGCCTACGCCGCGCTCCGCGATCAAGCGGTCGGCTGGCAGACGGGTTCGAACGTGCCGGTCGAGCAGGAGCGGGCGGCGGCGTCGGCGGCGTTGCAGGCGTTGGGCATTCCTGGCATCCGCTATCTCGATCAAGGTTCACGGCAGGCCGGCGACGGATCCCACAACGTCGTCGTCTTCGACGACTCGATCGTCACGGTCACTCACAAGGACGGCACCGCCGTCACAGCGACCGAGCGGAAAGAATTCCTGCAAACCGCCGTCGCCGCTCCGCCGACCGGCGCGCCGGACCGCCGCGGCTCGATCCGTTTCGGCGCCGATCACCAGTTCACGATCAGCCTGCTCGAGAAAGCCGACCCGTCGACGTTCCTGCACGAGATGGGACACTTCTTCCTCGAGGTGTTCGGCGATGCCGCCGACGTCCTGACGCAACGCGACCCGTCGACGCTCACCGACGCGCAGCGCAAGGTCCTGGCCGACTACGGCGCGACGCTCCAGCGCTTCGGCGTCGAGAGCCGCGACGCCATCACGCGCGAGCATCACGAGCAGTGGGCGCGCGAGTTCGAAGGCTACCTGTTCGAGGGGAAAGCGCCGAGCGTCGGCCTGCGCGCCGCGTTCAGTCGCTTCCGCGCCTGGCTGGTCGGCGTCTACGGCTCGCTGACGAAGCTGAACGTAAAGTTGACGCCCGAGGTCCGCGCGATCCTCGACCGGTTGCTCGCCAGCGACCAGGCGATCGCGGAGGCCGAGGCCTCGCGCGGTATCCCGGCGCTTTTCACGACGGCCGCGTCCGCCGGCATGAGCGACGCCGAGTTCAGCCTCTACACCAAGACGATCACCGACGCGAACCGGACCGCCCGCGAGCGCCTCGATCAGCAACTCCTCGCCGAGGTCCGCCGCGAGCAGACGGCCATCTGGAAAACCCAGCGCGACGCGATCCAGGCCATCGTCACGAGCGAGACGCAAGCGCAGCCGGTGTATCAGGCGCTCGACGCGGTGCGTGGCCCCTTGAAGCTCGCGAAGGATCTGATCGTCGACCGCTACGGGAAGGAGCGCCTCAAGTCACTGCCGCGGCCCTACGTCTACACCACGTCCGAGGAGGGCGTCGATCCGAATCTCGTTGCGGAGATGTTTGGCTTCTCGAGCGGCGACGAGCTGCTCGCCGCGGTCGCGCAGGCGCCGCCGATGAAGGCCGCGATCGAGCAGGAGACGACGCGCCGGATGCTCGCGGAGCACGGCTCCCTACTGCTCGACGGGACGCTCGGCGAGTCAGCGCACGCGGCCGTCGCGGACGAGGATCGGGACGCGATCGTGCGCGCGGAGATGAAGGCGCTGCGGAAACTCCAACGCACCGTAACCCCGCATGTGCGCCTCGCTGAGCGGGAAGGCCAGGGCGCCGTGCGCGCGACGGCGGCGTTTGGCGACCGCGAAGTCAGTGCGCTGAAGGCACAGGCGCGCGGCGGCGCGGCCACGATTCGCGGCGGCATTCCGCCGGCGTCGGTCTTCCGCGACGCCGCCCAGCAACGGATCGCCGGCGCCACAGTCCGCACCCTCACCCCGCAGGTCTTCGCGAGCGCCGCCCGGCACGCGGGCGTCCGGGCGATTGAGCAAGCGGCTCGGCAGGAGTTCGATCAGGCGATCGTCTCGAAGCAGCAGCAGTTGTTCAACGAGGCCCTGGCGCGCGAAGCGACCCGCGCGAAAGACGACGTGACCGACCGCGCCGCCTGGGTCGAGAGTCACAACAGGACCGCCGCCCGCGCCCGCCTCGGCCTCGCCGGCGGCAGCTACCTCGATCAGTGGGACGGCGTGCTCGACCGCTACAGCTTCGCGAAGGCCTCGCCCAAAGTGCTCGATCGCCTGGTCTCGATGCGCAAGTGGGTGGAGGGCCTCGAGTCACAAGGCCTCCCGGTGGATCTCCCCGAGGCACTCCTCGACGACACGCGGCACGTCAACTATCAGGAGCTCACGGTCGAGCAGTTCGTCGGCGTGACGGACGGCCTGAAGGCGCTCGTGCACCTGGCGCAGTTGAAGAACACGCTGCTCAAAGCGGTCGACGAGCGCGACTTCGCCGTCGTGCGCGATGGGCTCGTCGCCTCGATCCGCGAGCACCACGATCTCCAGACGGTGCCGCTCGAGTTCCGGCCGGGCGACGAGAAATGGCGCAAGGTGTCGCGCTGGTTCGCGTCGCATACCAAGCTCGCGATCCTCGCGCGCGCGCTCGATGGCCACGTCGACGGGGGGCCGATGTGGGAAGCGTTCATCCGCCCGATCAACGCGGCCGCGGACGCGGAAGAGGTGCGCAAGCAGGACGCCGGCGCCGCCTACACGGCGATCCTCGAGACGGCGTATCCGGGGCGCGAGCTCGGCACGCTGAACGAGAAGCGGTTCATCCCGGCGATTCAGGCGAGCCTGTCAAAGGAAGGACGCCTCGCCATCGCGCTCAACTGGGGCAACCAGACGTCGCGCGATCGCATCCTCGCCGACCCACGGCTGAAGGTGAACGCCCAGCAGGTCGGCGCGATCCTCGACACGCTCGACGAGCGTGACTGGACGTTTGTCCAATCCACCTGGGACTACCTCAATACATATTGGCCGGAGATCGCCGCCAAGCAAGAGCGGCTGACCGGGCTCACGCCGGAGAAGGTCGAGGCGCTGCCGGTCACCACCAAGTTCGGCGAGCTCGCCGGCGGCTACTATCCGCTGGCCTACGACGGACGGAAAGCGGCGCGCGCCGGGCAACACGTGGCCGCGACCGACGCGAAGCTCGCGACGTCGGCCGCCTACGTCCGCACAACCACGAAGCGCGGCCACGTCGAGGCGCGCGTGCAGAACGTGACGCTGCCGCTCAAGCTCGATCTCGGCGTCGCGTTCGCGCACCTCGACCAGGTGATTCACGACCTCACGCATCACGAGATGCTGATCGATACGACGCGGCTGCTGCGCGACAGCAAAGTTTCGGAGGCGCTCTATCAGACGAAGGTGCTCGCGACGAAGGGCGATCTCCTCTACGACCAGTTCACGAGCATGCTGCAGGACCTCGCGCTCGGTTCGTCGGCCGGCGCGGGCCAGCCGGGCGTGCTCGACACCGCGGCGACCTTCCTCCGCACGCGCACGCAGATCGCCGGCATGGGCTGGAATCTCTGGACGGCGCTGCAGCAGCCGCTCGGCCTCTTCAACGGCATGAGCCGCGTCGGGCCGGTGTGGGTGGCGCGCGGCATGAAGCGCTGGCTGCGCGACGCGGCGACGATGCAGCACACCGCGACCTGGATCGCTGAGGTCTCGCCGATGATGCGCTCGCGGGTGTCGACCGCGACGCAAGATCTGCACGACCTGCGGCAGCAGCTTCGGCAACCGGGCGGCTGGTTCGACCAGGCCGTCCGCACGGTCAGCGGCGATCACGTGACACAGCAGACGATTCTCGACGGCTACCTGTGGCACATCGGGATCGCGCAGCGCGTCGCCGACATTCCGACGTGGCTCGGCGGCTACGAGAAAGCGATGGCGGCCGGGAACGACGAAGCGCGTGCGATCGCGCTCGCCGACCAGGGCGTGCTCGATTCGCAGGGCGGCGGGCAGATCAAAGATCTCGCCCAGGTGCAACGCGGCAGCGCCGTCGCGAAGCTCTTCATGACGTTCTACAGCTACGGCAACACCGTCTACAACGCGACGGCGGAGCGGGCGAGTGCGACGGATTTCGCGAAGCCGTCGGAGGTCCTGACGTTCCTCGGGCATCTCTCGCTGCTCACAATCCTGCCGGCGCTCGCGACCGAAGGCCTCCGCTGTGCGACGCGGACGACCTGTCAGGACTGGCCCGCGTATTTGCAGAACGTCGGCGGCCAGATCCTCGGCGACACGATGAACATGATGGTCGGGCTGCGCGAGCTCGCCGGCGCGGCCAAGATCGCGACCGGCGGCGAGGCCGGCACGCGCGGCTATGAAGGGCCCGCGGCGCTCCGGCCGATCACGCTCGTGACGCAACTCGCGCAGCAGATCCACCAGGGCGAGGCGGACGCGGCGTTCTGGAAAGCGACGAATGCGGCGGCTGGGATCCTCTTCCGCTATCCCTCAGCGCAGGTGCAACGCACCGTCGACGGCTTCGTCGCGCTCGAGCACGGCACGACCCATAACCCGCTCGCGCTCCTCTTCGGCCCCCCGAAGGCGGCGAAGTAAATGGGCAGTCGCCAACGGAAGGTCGAGGCGGGTCAGGTGCGGACGCCGATCCGCCGGCAGGACAACATGCCGGCCACGACCGCCGGCAGCGGGGGCACCGGGGGCATCGTCGGTCCAACCGGTCCCGCGGGACCGACCGGCGCCACCGGCGCGGCAGGACCCACCGGCGCTACCGGGGCCACCGGCCCCGCGGGCACCACCGGCCCGCTCGGCGCGCAGACGTTCTGCCGCGCCTACAACAGCGGCGCGCAGGCGATCACGACCGGCAACGCGATCCCGCTCGACAGCGACGACGGGGCGGTCGGCGATCCGGACAACCTGCACAGCCTCACCGTCAACACCCACCGCATCACCGTCGTCAAGGAAGGCGCCTATTGGGTGAGCGCCGAGACGCTGGTGATCTGGAACTCCGCCGGCACGGTAGAGCTCGCGCTCCGCCGCAACGGCTCGATCTTTTCGAGCTGGTGGAAAACCGGGGCCGCGGCGGAATTGCGGTCGGCGTTCCTCGGGGCCGAGATTTACCTCGTGGCGGGCGATTTCGTCGACCTCTATGTCGTGAACGAACCCGGCGGCGCGATCTTCGGCTCGGCGACGGTGCACGGGGACCAGAGCGAGGTGCTGCTGTTCCGCATCATCGCGGACGGGCCGATCGGGCCGACCGGCCCCGCAGGACCGACCGGGCCCACGGGCCCGACCGGCGCCACCGGCGGCGCAGGGGCGACGGGCGCGACCGGGGCCACCGGGGCGCTCGGACCTGCGGGCGCGACGGGCGCCACCGGGGCCACGGGCGCCACCGGCCCGACTGGCGCCACCGGCGCGGCCGGACCCACGGGCCCGACCGGCCCCCCAGGCGCCGACGGGATCGACGGCGTCGACGGCGCCCCAGGCGCCACGGGTGCCACCGGCGCAACGGGTCCCACCGGCGCCATCGGACCGACCGGCGCGACGGGGCCGCCTGGGGCGGATACCTGGGGCAGCATCACCGGCACGCTCTCGGCACAGACCGACCTGGCGGCCGCGCTCGCCGCGAAGGAAGCGACCGCCAACAAGAACGCCGCGAGCGGCTACGCGGGCCTCGACGCCTCGAGCAAGCTCACCGGGAGTCAGCAGGTCTACGGCACCGCGGCGAACACCGCGGCGCAAGGCAACGACAGTCGCCTGAGTGATGCGCGCACGCCGACCGCGCACGCGGCGAGTCATGCGGCCGCCGGGAGCGATCCTGTCACGCTGACCGAAGCGCAGATCACCAACTTGGTCGCGGACCTCGCCGCGCGGAGCGGCGTCACCGGCACGAGCGCGCCGCCGACGACCGGAACGCAGACCGCCTTGGCGATTCCGGCGGGCACTGGCGATCTGGTGATCTACGCGAACAACGCCAGCCTCCTGACGGTGCAAGGCATCGCGGCCGGGCTGGCGGGGCAGTTCCTCACAATCGTCTCCAAAGGGGCGGGACAGGTTGATTTCGCGCATAACCACGCGAGCGGGACGGCGCTGGGCAAGCTGAAGCTGTTCGCGACGAGCGGCCTCACGTCACTCGCGGCCGGCCTCGGCGTCGCGGTGTTTCAATACGATGCGACCCTGACGGTCTGGCGGCTCGTGGCGCATGAGCAGGGCGCGCCGATCAATATCCCGTATGCGGCCGGGAACTTCACCGCGTCCGTGGGTGGCTGGGGCGTGGATGCCGGCGACCAAGTCAACTACAGCTACACGTTGAAGGGGCGCAATCTCACCGTGTGGTTCTATCTCAACTCGAGCACGACGACCGGGACGCCCGGCAGTCTGATCATCGCGCAACCCCCTGGATTCGTGGCGACCAAGGCCAATCTGACGACGGGGGCGTATCTGGTCGTCACGCCCGGCGTGCCAGAGGTGGGCTATATCCTGACGGCGGCCGGGATCGGGATCTACGTCACGCGGGTCGTGGGCGGGGCCTTTTCCAACCAAACGAACACGATCGAAGTCGACGGGGCGATCACGTACGAGGTGAACTAATGGCCGCGTTCTATCAAGCCTTCACCGTGCTGCGCGGAACGCAACCCGATCCGTCGAGTCTCCTGGCGCAGCTCCGCGCGCTCGATGCGACGGCCGGCGTGCAACATCTGCCGGGGACGAATGCCTACACGTTGAAGAAAGCAACGGCGTGGACCGGCCCGCAGATCAACGCCGCCCAGAATGTCCTCGAGACAGCCCCGACCGCGACCCCGGAACTCTCCGCGCAAGCCGAGATCGATGCGGTCGGGATCGCCCTGTTGGCGTTGGCGCTGATGCTGCTCGACGAAGTGAACGTCCTCCGGACGGAGATCAACACGCTGCGCGCGGCGGTCAGCCCACCGCTGACGCCGGCGCTACCTCAGCGCACCCCGGCGCAAGCGCGCGCGGCGTGGCGCACGAAAGCAGGCACCCTATGACCGATGACACCGCCCGGCCGCCGCCCACCGTCACCTACTACGCGATCTCGCTGCTCTCGAGCCGGACGACCTGGTTCGGCGTGGCGACCACGCTCCTCGGCATCTTTTCGCTGCCGGAAGTCGCCGCGTTGGTCCCGCTGCGCTACCTGCCCGCGATCCTCTCGGTGATCGGGTTCGCCATCATCGCGCTGCGCTCCGTCACCGTGCGCCCGGTCGCCCTGATCCTGCCGGGGGACACCAAACCGATCACGGTGCCCAAAGTCGGGCCGCCGCCGCCGCCGCTGGTGGGAGACTGAACGTGACGGAGAGAAACCTCGGTAGTGGCGGACGGGGTCCGGCCGTCGATGCGGCGGGCGTGCCAGTGATCGATCCGTCGAAGAACGTCCTCGACCTCGTCGAAGCGGCGATCAAGCGCATCGACGACATGGGCGACTTGCGGGCGCGCCTCGCAGACGCTCAGATTCAGCGAATGGAGGACCTGGCGAAGCTCCGCGCGGAGTACAGCAAGGACATCCGGCATCTGGAATCCGATCGGCTCGACAAGATCCGATCGGTCGATGTGGCAAATGCCGCGGCGACGGCCGCGCAACTCCTCTCGGCGGTGACGACGCTCGCGACGACGCAGCAGGCGACGGCGGAAACCCTCCGCAATCAGGTGGCGGCGACGGCGTCGGCCGTGGCGAGCCAAACCGAGCGCGTCATCAATCCGATCATCGAGCGGCTGTCGCTGTTGGAGCGGGCGACGGCCTCGACCTCGGGCAAGAGTGAAGGGCTCAGCCAAGGCGCCGCGATCCTGCTCGGGGGGTTCGCGTTCATCAGCAGCTTGCTCGGCATTGCCGGCGTGCTCTATGCGGTCCTGAAACCATGATCACCCCGACGCCGATCGGATCGGTGCGGTTCGAGCTCGCCCGCCGGCGGCTCGCGACGCTGCTCGCGCGCGAGCTCGAGGACGTCACCGACGCTCAGGTGCTCGCGTATCTCGAGAAGGGCGCGCCGGTCACCAGCACGTCAGCGATCGAAACAGCGCGATCGTCGTCATCAGCATCCCGAACGCGACGCCGAGCCAGAAGCTCTCCTGCTTCGCCAGGCGCAACGTCCGCGCCGCCTGGTCCGCCGGCGACATAGCGATCAGACTCAAAAGTGGGTCGCCGGTTCCTGGCAGCGCCGCGGCGTGATCTCCGGCGCGATCGCGTAGGTGAACCGCCCGACCCAGACATACGTCGTGTTTTTCGCGAGCCCGACGCTCGGCCAATCCCCAGCCGTGAACTGTTCCATGATCGCGACCCGCAACGGCGCCACGACGACCGCGTCCCCGACAATCGGACAGGTGGGCGCCGTTTCCCCCACGTAGATGTTCGGTGACCCATACGCCCAGGTGTAGTCGTAATCCTGCTGCGCGGTGTAGGGGTCGAGCCGGAGGCCATCGGGATAGGCGCGCTGCAACGCGGTCACGAGCCCGGGCGACGGCAGATTGATCGCGTAGGTCAGCGCGGTGATCGCCGGCGCGGTCGGCACGACCGGCAGGACTGGCGCCGGCGCGACCGGGGAGGGCGATCCGCAGGCAGACACGCAGACGGCGAGGAGGAGGGCGGCGAGCAGCTTCATGGCCGGGCTTTCAGCGAGCCGATGGGTGGACGAGGGCAGCGGACGATCGAGTAATCGGCGGGAGCGCGAGCGAGCGTTAGCTGAGGCGTGGATCGGCGGCCGATCCAGCGTAACCATTACGTAACCGGGCCCCCTTAAAACGCCTCGAAAAAGCTGGAATAGCGTTCGGTATCGAACAGAGCCGCTGAGATGCACGATGTGCCCGAAGTAGGCGCAACCATTGGGTTATCGGGGTGTTTTGGTGGTGACCGGGGCGGGGATCGAACCCGCGGCCCGCGCATTAAAAGGGCGCGGAACGCCAGCGATTTTGTTCAATGTTTTTCGAGGTTTTGGAAACTGCGTAACCGTCACGTAATCCGGATCGGGCCTATTTGACCCGCCGGAGGCGGCGCGGAGCGGGTGCGGGCGCAGGCTTCGGCGCCGGCGGACCGCTCGCGAGTTCAGCGATCCGCTGCATGTCCTCCGTCACGGTCTGCTGGTAAATCTCGAGCAGCACGCTGACGTCCTTCCACCCGCCGATCTTCTGCACATCCGCGATCACGCCGTCGCCGCCGGTGCGGATCATGCGCGTCGCGCCGGTCAACCGTGTGCCCCAGTGGAACGTTACCCCGGCGGCTTTCCGGCCGTAGGGGATCGGCGGCGTGGCGTCTCGGCAGGCCCGGGCGATCGCTTTGATGTAGCCGCGCGTGCGCGCCTGGTCCGTCTTGGCGCGGCGCCGCCGGGGAAAGAACCACTCGGGGTGATCGGGATCGACCGGCACGGCATCGAGGGCCACGCGCAGGCGCGACGTGATCGGGATCGTGACGGGGTCGCCGTTCTTCGTGTGCGGAATGTAGAGCGTCGTGCCGGCATCGTCGGGCCGGCGCGCGTCCAGACAATCGCCGAGGCGCACCAGGCCGTCGCGGGCAATCAGATAGATCGCGCGATCGTCGGGCGCGAGCATCGCGAGGAGGCGCGTCTCCTCGTCGTGCGGCGTGAGTCGGCGTTTGACCGGCGTCGCCTCGAGGTCCGCGAAGCCCCAGAGCGGCGACTGCGCGATCTGCTTCGCGTCGACGGCGGCCGAGAGCATCTGTTGGAGGAAGCCGACTTCCCGATTGACGGTGCGCGGACTGGGACGCGGGAACGTATGCGGCTTGCCGTGCTTGCCGCCGTAGTGCTGCACCGTCGTCGGGGTGCGGAGGCGTGTCTCCCGCCAGGTCGTCGCGCGGGCGACCCACTCCTGCGCGGGCGCGTCGATCGCGAGGTCGCCGAAGCCGGCGACGAGGCGCGGGAGCATCTGGCGTTCCCGATACGCGCCGCGGCGCTTCGGCAGCAGTTGCTCCTCGTAGGTGGCCGCCCACCTCGTGAACGGGATCGGATCGGTTTCGACCGGACGGCCGTTGCGCACCTTGCCGGCGTCGAGCTCGGCCTCGTGATAGACGCCCTTGGCTTCCTCCAGGCTGGCTTTTTTCTCGGTGGGCGTGAATCCGATGCGGACCTTTGTCGAGACCTTACGGTGCCCGGGCGGCGCGGTTTCGACGTGCATCCACCAGTAGGGTGAGTCGGCGCGTTGGTAGACGCCCATCAGCGCTGGATGATCGTGGCGTGTGAGGCGTCCGCCTGAATGGCGCCCATGACGCGAACACCACCGCACAGCGATCGGTAGCGCGGCACCCACGGCCCGTAGTGCCGCGTGCCGAGATTGAGCAGGCAGGCCTGCTGGATGGTGTAGCGCGTGACGTCCTCGACCTGCCGGGCGGCGTAGAGCTCCTCACGCGCCACGCTGTAGTAGATCCGCTGGCCATCGAGCAACGCCGCGTCCCAACAATGGCCCTCCTCTTCGCACCAGGCGTGCGCGTAGAGCTCGCCGACGTGCGGACCGCTCGTCGCCCGCGCGATGCCATGGACGAGGATCAGCGCCGTGTCGTGCGCCAGCGACGGCGATTCTTTGACGCGCTCGGCGATGAATTCGAGCGCATCGTCGAAACAGTGATGGGTGGGGAGCAGGTCGGCCATCTCAGCTCTCGCCTAACTGCGACGTCAACGGCTCGCCGGTGGTCGAGAGCAGGAGAGAGAACCCCGCCTTCTCGATCGTCGTGATGTGCCCGCAGGTGTCGCATTCACCGGTCGCGTAGAGCGCGTTGGGCTCGAGGAATGTGCACCGCTCGCCGCACGACGCGCAGGTGAATTTGAAGTAGACGCGCGCGACCGTCGGCCCGCCATGCCGTTCGATCGCGGCATCCGCCATCCGGCAGATCTCGTCGCGGGGATAGTCGGTCGGTGGGGAACCACGCACGATCGTCACGATAGGACGGTCGTGCTACATCGTCAAGTTATTTCTTGCGCGGACGTCTGTGCTAGGCGAGGCGACGTGACGAGCGCGGCACGACGCGAAGGACCGGGCGCGGCATGGCCACCGCCCGCTCAAGCTGTTTTTGTAGTCCGCTCACCAGGAGCGCGGCGACGACTGGCCGGCTTTTTTCGAGCTGGTGCAAGAGGCGAGAGGCGATCCGCCAGTTTTTCGCCAAGGCCGTTGATGGCTTCGATGATCTGCGTGGTCGAGACGTGCATTTGCTCGGCGAGGCCGTAGTTGACGCGTTCGAGGCTGGCAAAGTCGACGGGGGAGGGCGCATCGGCACGATCATGAGCGGCCGCCTTCTCGAAGTGTAAAGGCGGATTGTGCTTCTCCGAAGGGGTCGTTGGCAAGGCATTCTTCTCGGGATCGACCGGGGGCGTTTGCTCGATCGCCTGGACGAACGCCGAGACCGTGGGGAAGTTCAACCCCTTCGCGAGCCGGGGCAAGTAGTTGAACCCCACGCTGATGTTTTCGCGCTCGATCCTCAGCAGGTAGTTGACGAGTTTCGTGCGGTCCTTCTGGGCGGTCTTCGCTGGGCCGTAGACGTTGACGGCGACGGCCGCCGGCTCCGAAAACCCGAGCTTGAACCGCAGGGCTTTCAACCGCACGCCGAAATCCGCCGCGACGCTCTCCACCTTGGCATCATACGAAAGATCGTCGTAAACGATTGTGCTACGCGTGGTTAGCACGTCAGGATTCGAGAGTAAAACTATCGTGCTATAAATTGCTTGACAGGCTAGCACGATGGTCCTATGCTCGTCGGCATGCCTCCAGTGTTCAACGTCGCGTTGAAGAGCGCGATTTTCGAGTCGCGCAAAAAACAGAAGCGCATCGCGAAGCTCGCCGGGATCCCTGAAACGCAGCTGAGTCATATCGTCCGTGGGCGCCGCGACGCGACGCCGAAAGAGCGGGAGCGGTTGTCGGTTGTCCTAGGGAAGCCCGAGGCCGACCTGTTTCCGGCGTCGAACGCCACCGCGGCCGCATAGGCGCGAAACGCTACCGCGAAAAAACCATGCAGTCTGTCACGAACCTTACATAACCCGCGACGAGGCGCCATGCAGGAAACCTGGTTCAACTCTGAAGCGGCCCGCGCCTACGTCGGCTGCAAAACGGTCAAGGCCTGGTATGCGTGGCGCAAGGCCCACGGGATCGTGAAGCGGACCAACGGCACGGTCAACAAGGCCGATCTCGATCGCGCGTTGAAGGTCCGGAAGGACACGCCCCGGCGGGGCGGCGGCGCGGCGGGCCATCCCAATAGCTTGGCGAATCTGCGCCGGCCGAAGCCGCTGCGCATCGTGCCGCAGACGGACGTCGCGTGATCCACGACACGAGGAGGCCGCCGCGGTCAGGCGACGGCCTCGACACGACCCGCGGCGCGAAGGACGCCGCACATCATGCTCGATCAGTCTAGCAAACCACCGCCGTCGCACTATCTGCCGGCGTTCACCACGGCCCGCGGCACCGTCCAGATGGCGGCCTGCGGCGCCTTCATCCACGAGCGGGAGCACGCGACAGAGCCGAGCTGTCCGCGGTGTGCCGCGTGGCTGCAGCAGGAAGCCCGGGACGAGGCGTCGTTGTTCGCGAGCATGGGCTACGAGATGAACGGGCGCGGCGTGATGGTGCCGGGCCCCACTGGGAAAGGCGGACCGTTCTGATGGCGAAAACGACCACGTCCGATCAACCGACGCCGACCGCGGTCGCCGAGGCGGAGCCCGCCACGCCGCCGGCGCAGACGAAGGAAGAGATCGCGGCCACCGAGCAGGCGCTCGGGCTCGCGCCGAAACCGGCCACCAACGGCGCGCCGCCGCAGAAGGCCTCGGTGCGCATGGGCGTCGCGCCGACGAACATCGAGGAGGGCTGGCGCCTGGCGCAGTTCATCGCGTCGAGCGAGCTCGTGCCGAAGAACTACCGCAACCGCCCGTCCGACGTGCTCGTGGCGATTCAATACGGGATGGAAGTCGGCTTGCCGCCGATGGCCGCGCTGCATTCGATCTTCGTCACCAACGGCCGTCCGTCGCTCTGGGGCGACGGGTTCCTCGCCGTGATCATGGCGTCGGGCGTCTACGCCGACCACGACGAATATTTCATGGTCGACGGCGTGCGGAAGGAGTTCCTCCTCGGGCCCGACCTGCAGAAGGACGACACGACCGCCGTCGTCACGTTCTGGCGCAAGGACAGCCAGCGGCCGCGCACGGCCACGTTCTCGATCGCGAAAGCCAAACGGGCCGGACTCTGGACGAAGGCGGGGCCGTGGCAGGAATACCCGGACCGCATGCTCAAGTTACGGGCGCGCGGCTTCGCCGGCCACGATGCCTTTCCCGATGTGCTGCGCGGTATCCGCACGGCGGAGGAAGTGATCGACCTCCCTCCGCAGGAGTTCGAACCGGCGCGCGAGGTGCGTCGGCTGTCCGAGACGCCGGCGTCGGTGGGTCCGGCGGTGATTCCCCCGAGTGCGCCGGCGCCGGCGGCGGAGCTCCTGAACCATGGCCCGACCGCCGTCAAAGCGGTCGAAGCGTTCCTCGGCGGCTTCACCATCACGCTCGGCGACGGCACGAAGGTCGACACGGTCGAACAGTTGGATGCCGCCGAGCTCGAGAAGTTCATCGACACACCCAACAAGGTCACCCTGGTGGTGTCGCGCGCCGCGGACGGCAACCTGCAACTCGTCAGCTTCCGGATCGCGGATTGACCCCGATGGCGCTCGAGGCCGTGGCCGGCGGCGCGCTCACCTTCGACGCGCTGCCGCACGTCTATACGCTCGACGGCACGCCGGTGCGCTCGGTCACGACCATCTTGCGGAAGGTCGGGCTGATCAACTTCGACGGGATCCCGCCGTCGATCCTCGAGGCGGCGCAACAGCGGGGCACCAAGGTCCACCAGGCGATCCACTACTTCAACGAGCACGACCTGGACGTCGCCGGGTTCTGCGCGGATTTCCCGGCCTACGCGGGTTACCTGCAGTCGTGGATCCGGCTCATGGACAGCGGGCGCTTCGTGACCCACTTCTGTGAACACCGCGTCGCGAGTCGGCGGCCGCGGTTCGCCGGCACGTTCGACTGGCTCGGCACCGTCGACGGCCACGCGGCGATCCTCGATTTCGCGACGGGCGATCCGCGCGATGCGGCGAAGCATCTGCAGACCGCCGCCTATGTGATGGCGGCGCGCGAGTGGGCGGAGGAGCTCGGCGAGGACCGGCTCCTCGCGTTCATCGCGGCGCACCCGTTCATCGAACGCTACAGCGTCCGGCTCACCAAGGCCGGCACGCTGCCGACCCCGCACCCCTACCGCGACCCGCACGACTACACGGCGTTCCGACTGATCGCGCAAGCCATTGCCGTCGTCGACGAAGCGAAGCCGAAGTCTCAGCCCTGGGACTGGCAGGCCGACCTCGCCGACGTGGCGTAACCCGTTTCAGGAGCACCTCTATGGCCCCGGCCACCGCGACTGCCACGAAAGTTTTGGATTTCAACCAACCCGAGAGTGCGACCCGCGTCGGAACCGAGCTCGAGGGCACCACGCTCGCGCTCGTCTCGCGGCTCGTCGACGCCAAACCGATCACCGACGTGGTCGCGCTCGAGCAGGTCACCGAGGACCGGAAGCAGATCGGCGCCGCCATGAAGCGCGTCGAGGAGTTTTTCAAGCCGTTCAAATCGATGGCCTGGGACCTCCACAAGGCGCTCTGCGCCCGGGAGACGGGGATCCTCTCGCCCTTGAAGACCCTCGACACCGTCAAGGCCGAGCAGATGCGGCAGTTCAAAATCGCGCAGGACCGCATCCGCGAAGCGGAGGAGCGGCGCCAGGCCGACGAGCAGCGCCAGCAGGAGCAGGCCCGCGCCGCGCACGAGGCCGCCGCGTTCGAGACGAGCGGCGATCACGAGATGGCGGCCGCGGTGCTCGAGGAAGCGATCGCGGCGCCGGCGCCCGTCGTGGCGCTGCAGGACGTGACTAAGGGCGTCGCGACGTTCGTCCGGAACTGGCGCTGGAAGTTCTCCGGCGGCCCGCGGCTCGACACAAAAGACCTCCTGAAGAAATCGCCGCCGCTGATCGTCGCGCGGTCGATGGCCCTGATCCCCCGGGAGTTCCTCTGCGTCGACGTCGTGAAGGTCAACGCCTACGTCGAGGCGATGAAGGGCAGCGCGAAGATTCCCGGCATCGACGTGTTCTACACCGACGACCCGAGGCGGTGAGCGTCGTGCCGACTCTCGAACAGAACAGCGGCGTGCGGTTCAACCGGCTGGTGGTCGAAGCCCCAGCTCTCCTGCAGCTCGTGCGCGAAGCCCTCCAGGCGTTCGAGGAGCTGCGCGTCTCCGCCATCTACCCGGCGCCGGGGTATGTGATCGATCTCCGCGACTGGGAGAAGACGGCGCGCACGGTGATCGCGAGAGTGGAGGGGCAGGGATGAGCCATACCCCCGGCCCGTGGCGCTGGTTCGATTATCCGGACGGCCGCAAATTGCTGTCGGCCACAACCCGTGCCGTCATTCACTGCCCGGACGCGCCGATGACGTGCGATCCCGAGGACCAGCAGGTGATTGCCGCGGTGCCGGAACTCTACGCGGCGTTGAAAGCGTTGGTCCTGATCGTCGTCGAGCACAACCCCACGGAGATCCCCGCGCAATGGCATGACGCGGTCGCCGCGCTGGCGAAAGCGGAGGGACGTTGATGCCGGCCGCTCCGAATCCCATCCGGCAAGCCATCACGCTGCTCGAGCAGGAACTCGAGCCGATCGAACAGCGCCGCGGGGAACTCCTCGAGGGGATCGCGGTGCTGCGTCGGCTCGTCGGCGACGAGACAGCGGCCAAGAAGAAAACGAACGAACGAACGAACGAACGAACGAGCAAAGCGCGCGCCAGGTCTGCCGGCGCAACGGAGCCTCCCTGACGTGACGACATCCGGTGCGGCCATCGTCGCGGCGTTGCAGGCGAAGGGCCCGCTGAGTCCAGGGGATCTCGCTAAACGCCTGAAGCTCGCCCGGCCCGAGCTCACGCGCCAGGTGAAACCGCTGATCAAAAGCGGTGCGGTGATCGCCACGGGCGCCACGCTCAATCGGCAGTTCAGTCTGCCGCCGCGAACGCGCGCGGCGAAGGAGGCGCCCTGACAACGTGCACCGCTGTCCGGGCTGCGGCAAGCCACGCCTGCTCGGGGCCGCTGCGCTGTGTCCGGACTGCACGCTCGAGCACCGGCGCCAGACCGATGAAGCCGAGCGGTTGGCGCGGATCGCGGCCGCGGCGCCGCCGGTCTCGAGCTTCGAAGGCCGCGTGCAGCAGTGGCGCGACACGAAGGACGACGAACTCGAGGTCGTGTGGAACGGAGCGAAGGGAGCGCGGTCATGACGTCCTGGCTGCAGGCGGCGTGTGTAGTGCTCGGTGTCGCCTGGGCGATCTGGCGACGCTGGCGCATCACGGTCGAGCGTGAGCGTGAGGACGACGGGCGCGCGGAAGCCGAACGGCGGCGCGCGGCCCTGGGCGGGTATTGGACCGACCTCGATGCGCACCGCGAGTGGGCGCGTCTCGACACGGATCGATCGGCGCGGTGGGCGGGACGGCGACAGACGTAGGCGACAGGAGGATTCGAGATGGGACGCAACACAGGGGACCGCGTGCCGGGCGTCGTCAAGCGCCTGGTCGATGACAAAGGGTTCGGGTTCATTCGGGCCGACAACGGCGTCGAGTATTTCTTCCACTCGTCGGCGTCGCCGGATTTTCACACGCTGCGGGAAGGCACGGCCGTGACGTTTCTGGTCGGCTCGGGCCCGAAGGGGCCGCGGGCGGAAGCGGTCGAGATCGCGTGACTTGGGCGGAGGCGTTTTATTGGTCGGTCGTGGCGCTCTGTCTCACGGTCGTCGTGATCGTGTTCTTACGGAGCTGATCGGTTTCTCGCGCGCAACAGACTGGGAATTCCTGTTCATGGCTCCACGGCTCACGGGCCTTTGGTGGTGGATCGATCGCTGGCGGAAGAGTTCCGCCTTTGCCGACATGACGCTCGAAGAGCAGGGCGCGTATCGCAACCTCCTCGACGAGGGGCGCTTACGCGGCGGTCCGCTCCCGAACGACGAGCGCATCCTCGCGAAGGCCTGCGGCGACGCCACCCGGTGGCGCAAGGTGCGCAACGTGGTGCTGGCACATTTCGAGCTCGGGCCGGACGGCTGGCGCAACGCGACGCTCGATGAGGTGATCAAAGAGTCGGCGCTCCGCGCGGAAAAGCAGCGGGAATATCGTAACCGCCTCACTAACCTGCAGGGTCACACCCCAGATAACGACGTCGGTAACGCGGCTGATAACAACCATCGACCTCCGGATCCGGATCCGGAGATCCGGGGGCGCGCGCGCCACCCGGATCGGAGGGATCCGGGTCATTCGCGAGATCTTGGATCGCGCGCCGCTCCGGGCCGGCGCAAGCGCCCGGCCTCCGCGTCGCTCACCGACGCCCAGCAACAACAACTGGCGAAATACGGGCTGGACTGATGACCCTCGACGAGCGTCCGCAATTCGACACGGCGTTTTACCGGCTCGTGCAGACCTTCCGATTGCGCCTCAAACCCGCAGAACGGGAGGAGTTAGCGGCGACCTACTTCAAGCTGCTCCAGGGCTGGACGCTCGACGAAGTGCTCGCCGCCGCGAAGGTCTGCATCACCTCGTCCCGGTCCTTTCCGAAGCCGGCCGACTGGCTCGCCGCGCTGCCCGCGAAGACCTCGATCGCGGTGGATGTGCGGTGGATGGGCGCCGAGGAAGCGCGCGAGTATCTGCGGGCTGAAGCCCTGCGCTACGAAGACGTGCCGTGTAGTTGTCTGCTCTGCCAGGCCGCAAATGTGACGGAAAAACCGTTGCGATTTGTCCCAGATTTCACGCCGGAAAACAGTCAGCCGGAGCGGGCGTTTTGCCCGCCCAAAAACCAGGTCGTGACGGTGGGGCATTGGGCCCACGGCGACGAGCTCGTGCGGTGGTATGCCGCCCGCGATCGGTATTTCGCGTTGGAGGGCCGCAGTGCCTTCGGGCGGGCGATGCCGCGGGCGCTCGCGCTGGTCGGGGCCAACCGGGAACCCGGCGAGGAGGGCTGAAGTCGTGCGCTCAGAAACGCTCAGTTCGGAGGCCTGATGTCGCGCATCAACGACAAGCTCGGGCTCGGCGCCGCCGGCCACCGGAAGCGCCTCGACGCGCTCTCCGGCGTGAAGTGTCCCAACTGCCCGCATCACGACGTGATCTCGAACACGGTCAGCGGCCGCCTGGTGTGGCTCTGTGGCTGGTGCGGGAATGTCTGGTCGCCGACGGCCGCCGAGGTCGCGGCCTACAACGTGCGCGTGCGTGAGCGCGATCGGATTACGGTGTGACGATCAGCGCCGTCGCCAAAGGCCAATACTGGAAGGGCCGCACGAAGAAATGGCTCGAAGCCCAGGGCTACCAGGTGGCGTTCCTCGAGCGCGTGCTCTGGTTGCAGACGGCCCGCGGCCGCATCCCCATCAAGCGCGATCAGTTCGCGAGTGATCTCCTCGCCGTCAACCTCGACGAAGTGATCTTCGTGCAGGTGAAGGGCGGCGTCTCGCGACGCACCCAGCTCGCGGCGGCGCGCCTCGAATTTGCGAAGTTCGCGTTTCCCGCCGGGACGCAGCAATGGATTGTGTGCTGGGCGCCGCGGGCGCGCTTGCCCGAGGTGATCGTCTGCAGCGCGGGGCCGTGCGGCGAGCTCGCGGCGTCGTTGCGGCCGGCGAAGCGGCGGAAGTTGACGAAGGCCGATCTGCCGCTGTTCGCGGGGGCGCGATGACAGGCGTCCCGGCGGGTCGTCCCGAAACGCTGTGGTGTCCCAACCAACGGCAACGCTCGAGCAACCGATGGTCGTTCCCGCCGGCGGTCGAGAAGCTGCTCCGCCGGTCGACGGAGGGGCGCACGGTCCTACACCTGTTCGGCGGAATGGCTCGGTGGGGCGTGACGCTCGACATCGACGCGACAGTGAGGCCTCGGGTGCTAGGCGATGCGTGGCTGCCACCGTTCGGCCGTAATAGTTTCGACGTCGTGATCCTGGACCCGCCCTACGTGGGCATCAACCAGCAGATGAAGAACACGCTGCTCCGCGGTGCCGCGTTCGTCGCGCGCGAGCACGTCTATTGGTTCCACACGCAATGGATCGCGCCCGACTCCTGGCTGAGCCGAGAGCGGTCTTGGCTCGTGCGCGTCGGCGATAGCTGCGCGGTCCGCTGCCTGATCGAGTGGCGCGTCTCGGATCGCGACAAGCCGGTCCCGGATCTGAAGTTCACGCGGGGGCCGGCGCTGAAGTATCGACGCTGGCTCGCCGGTGAGCAGCGATTTCCCGAGATGGAGGGCCGGCTGTGATCATCTTCGCCGCCGATCACCCGCTCGTGCTCAACGGCACCTACGACCAGGAAGGCTACAAACCGGGCGAGCGCGAGCGCATCGCGAAAGCGCGCGCCCGATCACAACAGGAGGCTGACCCGATGGCGAGGAACAAGAAGCGCGTGACCGAAACCCGACGCCGCACTGCCACTAAGGACACCAAGCACACGAAGCACACGAAGGCCGCGGCGCTGAAACGCCAGCCGCGCCAGGTCCCGCTCGGCGGCATGGAGGACGTCCGCATCCGCGCACTCGATGAGTGCGCCGCCTCGATCGCTGAAATCCGCGAGTCGATGAACGAGCTCCGGACCCAGGAAGGCGACTACCTGAAGAACGCGCTGAAGTTGATGCGCAAACACGACCGCACCACCTGGCGCGCCGCTGGCGTCGAGCTCGTGCGCGTCGCGGGCGAGGAGAAGCTGCGCGTCAGGACCTCGAAGGAGAAAGCGACCGCGGAGGTCGAGGAGGACGAGGCCGACGAGCGCGTCGAGGTGAGCGAGGTCGTCGACGGCGCCGGCGCGGAGCTGCGGCCGGGGCCCGAGGCGGAGTTCTGAGCATGACGCGCGAACACCACCGGATTCTCGATTCCTGGCTGCGCTCGCTGCGCTGCGCGATCGAGATGGGCGATGCCGACGCCGGCTACCGGCTCACGTTGGGCCTGGTGCGGCGACTGCGGGAGATCGGAGTGCTCTGATGCAACTGAAGACCGCCGGTCAGCCGTTCTACTGGTGGCCGACGCGCATTTATGCGGGCCGCGCCGGCGTCGAAGATCGCGATTGGTATCTCTGGCTGTGGTTCAAGTGGTGGGCCGTCCGATGAGCGAATGGGCGTTCCCGGCCGTCATTTGCTGCGCGTGTGGGGGCGACACGGCCATCGTGAATACCCGCGGTCGGGCCGGACGTGACGTCGTGCACCGTCAGCGGCAATGCAGGTCGTGCGGAGCGACCGTCAGCACGTTCGAATCGCGGCAGAACCCGGCCAACACCCGGCGGGTTGAGAAAGCGATCGAGCGCATCGAAGGCGCCCTCGAAATGTTGGGCCAGTTAAAGGCGGAACTGAAGCGATGAGCAACGGCCTGGAGTTCTATCGCGGCCCGTCGCTGCTGACCGGCGACCCGATCGTCGCCGTCGCGACCGGGCTCGAGGCGCGCTCCAAGAACGAGAAAACCGGGCCGATGGTGCAGGTCTGGATCCTCCGCCGCGACGTCGCCCCGATGGACGCGAAGCGCCAGAACCGCGACGACGCAATCTGCGGCGACTGCCGGCACCGCGGACGCGACGGACGCGGCTCGTCCTGCTACGTCGTGCCGTGGCTCGCGCCCTACAACGTGTTCAAAGCGCTCGACACGTATCGCCGCGTCTCCTGGCCCGAGCTCGTCGCGTCCCTCGCCGGCCAGCACGTCCGCCTCGGCGCCTACGGCGATCCCGCCGCCCTGCCGTTCGAGGTCTGGCGCGTGGTGTTGACGTCGGTCGCGGGCTGGACCGGCTACACGCATGCCTGGCGCGGGTGCGACCCGCGGCTCAAAGCGATCCTGATGGCGAGCGTCGACGACCTCGAGGAGTTCGATCTCGCGCGGGAGCAGGGCTGGCGCACGTTCCGGGTGCGCAGCCAGGCGGACCCGCTCGTCGCCGCGGTCGAGGTCGTGTGTCCGGCGAGTGTCGAGGCGGGGCACCGGTTGACGTGTCAGGCGTGCGAGCTGTGCCGCGGCGCCGCGAACCCGGCGCGGTCGGTGGCCATCATCGCGCACGGGAACAATTCGGCGACGTTGAACTTCTATCGGAACCGGGAGGCGCGGTGATGGCTGAGCGCACACCCGATCCGCCCGCGGTGGGACGCTACGCGCCAGCCGACTGCCCACACGAAGGGTTCAGCGCGATCGTGGCCGTCAACCGACTGACGGACTCGGGCCTCTTCATCGCGGACATCACGATTCATTGCGTGCAGTGTGAGCAACCGTTTCGCTTCATCGGCGGGTTGCCGGCGGGCCTGCGCTTCGACACGCCCAGCGTCTCGATCGACGAGACCGAGCTGCATGTCCCGATCGAGCCCGAGGGCGAGAAGCGCATGCGCGCCCGGGCGAGCTATCACATGCCGCCGATCCCGGAGAGGCACTGACCCGTGACGGAAGAAGCGCTGCGCTACATCAAACGGATTCTGGAACTGCTCGCGGCCGCCGGCATCACCGACAGCGACGCGTTGAAGCACACGCTCAAGGATGCCGAGCGGTGGCGCGCCGATCTCTTCGCCGGGCGCCTGGTCGAGAGGCACGAGCTCGAGGCGGTCGAGCAACGCGTCGCCGCGCTCCGGCAGGCGTTCACCGCGCTCGCTGCGCGCTGGGACTCCGAGGCAGACGTGCTCATCGACACTGCCGCCGCGCGTCACGACGTCACGGTGCAAGGCGTGGCGCACAACATCGCCGCAGACATCCGGCACTTCGCCGGCCAGGTGCGCGCCGTGCTCGCCGCCACCGCTGAGGAGACCACCTGATGCCCTACGCCCAACGCACCGACGTGCCCGTGTCGAAAACCCGCGCCGAGATCGAAGGCTTGCTCGAACGCGCGAAGGCGAAGCAATACGGCACCGCGATCGACTACGACCTGCGATCCGCGCGCGTGCAGTTCAAGCTGCAGGACCGCGTCATCCGATTCACGGTCACCCTGCCCGATCGGGCGAAGCTCGGCGAGACGCGGTTCGCCCGGGCCGAGCGGCAACGCTGGCGCGCGCTGCTCCTCGTGCTGAAAGCGAAGCTCGAATCGGTCGAGTCGCAGATCGAAACGTTCGAGCACGCGTTCCTCAGTCAGATCGTGATGCCGAACGATCGGACCGTCGGCGACATCGTGACGGCGCAGATCGCCGAGAGCTACAAGACCGGGAAGATGCCGCGGGCGTTGACGGCGGGAACGGACGAGGCGAAGTGAGCCCGCGCCGCAAACGCCCACCGATCGAACCGCTCAAGCCGAGCGATGCCGTCGCGGAGGTCGTCGCACGGGAGGCCTTCAAGCATCTGGCCGACGCCGTCGGCGTGTATCTCGCGGCGGTCGGCTGGCGCGCGCTCCTCGTCGGCAACCCGCGCGTGGAGCAACAGCCCGGCGACCGGCAGTTCAACTACGAGTTTGTCGTGCGATTCACCGGCAGCAAGGAGTCGCGGTGATGGTGCAAAAGCGCACACCGCCGCCTCAGGCGAAACAAAAGCGAGTACGATCAGACGCAGTGGGCAAGGGCACGCCCCGGAACCGCCCGGGCCGCCGCGCCCCCCATCGTCCGCCACCGCTCCCGCACGATCGCCTCACGTTCGTCAATCACTACGTCGCCAACGGCGGGAACGGCACCCGCGCCTACCTCGCCGCGTATCCCAAGTGTCGATCGATCGTCGCGGCCGCCTCGAACGCCTATCGGCTCCTGAAAGTGCCGGCGGTGCAGGCGGCGCTCGCCGGCGTCCAGGAAGAGCGCTGGAAGCAGCTGCACATGACCGGCGACGAAGCGCTCGCGCGGATTGCGCTCGACGCCCGCGCCGATCCCCGCGAGCTCTACGACGACAAGAACAACCTGCTGCCGATCCGCCACTGGCCGGACAGCGTCGCGCAGTCCGTGAAATCGATTCGGGCAGGGAAGGACGGCATCACGGTCGTGCTCAACGATTCGCTCGCCGCGCGCCGGTTGATCGCGGAGCAGACCGGGAAGTTGAAGAACCCGTTGGCCGGCGTCGGCGACCTGGCGCGGTTGCTCGCCGGGAATTTCGAGGAGGACGAGTAGATGGAGAACTACGCGGCGATCGTGCAGCAGACCCTCGCGGAGTTTGAAACCGTCACCGTGCCGACGGACCGCCTCGAGGAAGGCAAGGCGCAACTGACGCGACGCGCCGCCTACGCGCTGAATCGGATCAACCCCAACATCGGCTTGCTGCGCAAGACCGGCGGCAACGCGGTCGAGGAACTCAGCGTCGACGTGATCATGGACCGCAGCGACGGCACATGGGCCGACATCGCGTCGTCCAGCGGCGACGTCGTGCGCGCGGTCTGGGTGCATCATGGCGAACGGTCCACGGATCGTGCCTGGCTCGCGCTGTGGGTCGAGCCGACGGCGCACCTGGCCGACCTCGCTGGGCCGATGCGGTTGCGGAACCAGCCGCCGGGGCCGCCCATTGCCCCCCCGCCGCCCGCGCCGCCACCCGCTGCCGGCGAGTCGATCACCTACGACCAGTTCGTCAAGGTGGAAGCGGACGAGGTGTGGCGGCGCTATCTGGAACGCCGCGGCCATCCGCCGGCGATCCCCGACATGTATCACAACGCGTGGCGCCGGTTGCGCGAAGGCTGGTCGCACGCGGACATCCTGAAGGACATCTGAGCCGTGATGATCACCGCGCCGCACACGTTCACCACCGCGGACCGCGTCGAAGATCTGCGCGCGGAACGGGACCGCTTGGTGGCGCTCACCCGGCCGCGGCCGGCGCCGGCGCTCGGGCACGAGGACGAGATCGAGGAGCCGGTGATCGCGCACATTGCGAAGGGGCACGGGTTCCGCATCCGACTCGCGTGCGGCCATATGGCGATGGCGCCCTACGTCAGGCCGCCGGCCATTGGGATCCGGATCCTGTGTCGGACCTGCACCGAAAAGCAGCAGCGGTTAGACCCCTTGGGAGGAGGCACGCATGCATCCCTTCGATCCGGCCAACCTGCAGGCGTCGATCGCCCAGGTGCTGCAGGCGGCGGACGCGCCGCCCGATCACGATGAGGCGTTTATCTTGACCGGACGCAGCGGCGAGACCGGCGGCCTCGAAATGGTCTACGTGAAGAAACTCTCGCACGGCTGGGCGCTCGCGGGCGAGTTCGAACTGTCGATGCGCGGCAAGGTGAGCGTCGCGGGCGCGGTGGTCTGGACCGGGAAGCGTTGAAAGGCTGGCTGATGGCGATCAAGAAAAAGCTCTCGGAGTTCGGGCACCACCGGCCGAGCATGCGCGACGTGGCGCGGAGGCTGGCGGAGCTCCACATGCACGTCATCGAGCAGGGCAAACTCCTCGCGCGGGTGTCGATCATCACGCGCGAGATTCAGCGGCGGCAAGGCGACCCCGGCCTGAGCCGGGAAGACACGGCCGAGGTGATCGCCACCTTCGGCCGATCGATCGATCGTTTACGGAGGGTCGCGAACGATCCGGATAACCCGGACCCGGGCGCGGGCCTCCCCATCCGAAAGAAAGCAGGCAGCATGGCCACAGCAGCAGAACAGAAAGCGGCGCTCCTGGCGCAGGCCAAGACGCTCGACGACATCACGACCAACATCGCCGCCGACATCGTGCGGCTGAAGGGCCGGATCAGCACCGGGATGACCGAGGCAGACGTCGCCGAGGTCACGGCCGGCTTCGACGGCGTCGCGTCGCGGCTCACCGCGGTCGCCACCGATCCGGACAATCCCGATCCGGAAGCCCCGCCGGCGACCGTCTAGCAACCGATTGTGATGGGGAAGATGCAGGCTGCGCGTGCCACGCTCGACCGCTGGCGCGCGCAGCCGATCGACATGGTCCGCGAAGCGTTCGGCGTCGAGCCCGACGCCTGGCAGGCCGACGTGCTCACGGCGTTCGCGACGCCGTCGGTGCAGCGCATCGCGATGAAAGCCTGTAAGGGGCCGGGCAAGACCGCCGTCGAGGCCTGGTGCATCCTGAACTTCCTCGCGACCCGGCCGAGCCCGAAAATCATCGCGACGTCCATCACCGAAGGGAATCTCAACACGAATCTCTGGCCGGAGCTCTCGAAGTGGATTACGCGCTCCCCGTTCTTCAACGCCGCGTTCGAGTGGACGAAGACGCGCGTGAGCTACCGGGCCGATCCGAACAACTGGTTCGCGGTCGCACGCTCGTGGCCGAAGCAGGCCAACCCGGATCAGCAGGCCGATTCCCTCGCCGGCGTGCACGCCGACTACGTGATGGCGGTCGGCGACGAGAGCGGCGGCTATCCGCAAGCCGTGATGACCACGCTCGAGGCGATTCTCTCGAGCTGCATCGAAGGGAAAGTGATCCAGGGCGGCAACCCGACGCACACGACCGGGCCGCTCTACCGCGCGTGCACGATCGATCGGGCGCTCTGGACGGTCGTCACGATCACCGGCGACCCCGACAACCCGAAGCGGTCGCCGCGCATCAACATGGACTGGGCGCGCCAGCAGATCGCGAGCTATGGCCGCGACAACCCGTGGGTGATGGTGAACGTGCTCGGCGAGTTCCCGCCGTCGTCGATCAACGCGCTGCTCGGCGTCGAACAGGTCGAGGCGGCGATGTCGCGGCATCTCCCGATCACCGCCTACGAGTGGGCGCAGAAGCGGCTCGGCGTCGACGTCGCGCGGTTCGGCGACGACCGCACGGTGATCTTCCCGCGCCAGGGGCTCGCCAGCTTCCGACCGGTGATTCAGCGGCACCAGCGCACGACCGAGATCGCCGCGCGCGTCATGGTCAGCTCGACCCGCTGGGGTGCCGAGCTCGTGCTCGTCGACGACACCGGCCACTGGGGGCACGGCGTGATCGACAACCTGGCCACGGCGAACTTCCCGGTGATCGGCATCAACTACGCCGGCAAGGCCATCGACCCGCGCTACAAGAACCGCCGCGCCGAAATGTGGATGAAAGGCGCGGAGGCGATCAAGCACGGCGCCGCGCTGCCGCCGCTGCCCGACATGATCGGCGAGCTCACCGAGCCGACCTACACGTTCGTCAACGGCGTGTTCGTGCTCGAGGAGAAGGACCAGATCAAGGAACGGCTCGGCCGGTCCCCGGACCTGGGCGACGCCTACATGCAAACCTACGCGATTGAAGATCTGCCCGGGCAGCTGATGGCACAGCTGCAGCACCGGCAGACGCCGCGGCACGAATGGGATCCGTATGCTGCGCCGGGCGCCGAGTTGGATCCTTTGGAGGTGAGTCGATGAATTCACGCACGCTGATCGTCCTGGTCGTTTTGGTGCTGCTGTTCGGTGGCGGCGGCTGGCGCTATGGGGGCGACGACCGCGGCGGGCTCTATCTCGGCGGCGGGCTCGGGCTCGCGCTGCTGATCGTGCTGCTGCTCTATCTGGCGGGCGTGCTGCGGTGATCATCCGCCCCGCCGCGGTCGAGGAAGTGGAGCTGCTCGCCGAGCTCGGGCTCCACTTCTGCCACACCGGCATCTTCCCGCTGCTCGCCGACGCGACCGAGGAAACCCTGATCGGCCTACTGCTCGCCGTCTTTCAACTCGGCGAGAAGGGCTTGATCGTCGTCGCAGAGGATCGCGGCGGCCAGGTGGTCGGCGGCCTCGTCGCGGCCGTCTTGCCCCAGCCGATCACGCAGCGCGACTATGCGGACGAACTCTGCTACTGGCTGGAACCGGTCGCGCGCGGCGGTGAGGCGGCTCGTCTGTTGCTCGACGCCTTCGAGTGTTGGGTTGATGCCCGAGGATTGGGGTGTAAGATGGTCGCACCCTGTCAAGCACCGTGGGACCGCATCGGGGCGGTCTACCGTCGCCGGGGCTACACAGCCATCGAGACCGTCTTCTATCGCGCAGCCCGTCCGAGGTCAGCCTGAGATGGCGCTCTTCCCCCCCGGGTTCCGCACCGTCGCCAAGAAAATCGGGTTGCCGGGATTTCGGACCGGGCAGAAGTTTGGGGAGCCAGCCGCGCCGGAGCCCGTCGCCACCGCTGCCCCCGTGCCGCTCGCGCCGGCGCCGCCGCCCTCGACGACGCTCGATGCCTCCAACGCCGTCGCGTCTGCCAAGCTCGCCGCCGAGCGCCAGCGCAAGCGCGCCGCCGGCGGATCGCCGCTCGTCAGCGCGAAACCCGCCGGCCCGAAGGCGATCCTGCAGCCGAAGCAGTTGGTAGGCTACTGATGCCCGCCTACCGGGACCCGCTCGACAAGCGCCAGCGCTACGACAAGCTGCGCGCCGCGCTCTGGAGCGAGCGACAGAGCGGGTTCGATGCCCACTGGCGCGAGCTCGCCGAGATGTTCATGCCGCGCCGGATCCGGTTCACCTCGAGCGACCGCAACCGGGGCGACAAGCGCAACCAGAAGATCATCGACAGCACCGGGCGGTTCTCCGCACGCACGCTCTCCGCCGGGATGCACGCCGGGCTGACCTCGCCGGCGCGGCCCTGGATGAAGCTCACGACGCCCGACCCCGCGCTCGCCAAACACGGGCCCGTGAAGCTCTGGCTGCATGACGTCACGATGCGCATGCTGACGATCTTCGCCACGAGCAATCTCTACAACGTGCTGCCGCTGGTCTATCTCGACATGGGGATTTTCGGCACCGCCGCGATGTCGATGGTGCAGGACAGCCGCGATCTCTTCCGCTGCTACAGCTATCCGATCGGCACCTTCGCGCTCGGCCAGGATGCCCGCGGCTTGGCGACGACCTTCGTCCGCGACTATCGGTTGACGGTGCGGCAGATTGTCGAAGAGTTCGGCGTGCAGGCCAACGGGCGCGACATCGACTGGGCGCCGATCAGCGGGACGGTGCACGACCTGTGGGACCGCGGCGACTACGAAGAGCCGGTCGACGTGACCTGGATGGTGAAGCCGAACGAGTCGGCGGACCCGCACCGGCTGGAGGCCAAGCACCTCCCGTGGGCGAGCTGCTCCTGGGAAACCGGATCGAGCGAACCGAAGTTTCTGCGCGAGAGCGGCTTCGAGACCTTCCCCGTGATGGCGCCGCGGTGGGACATCACCGGCGAGGATTCCTACGGCACCGACTGCCCGGGCATGACCGCGCTCGGCGACAACAACCAGCTGCAGATCATGCAGCGGCGCAAAGGGCAACTGCTCGAGAAGGCGGTCAATCCGCCGCTCAAGGGGCCGACCAACCTCAAGACGCAGAAGACATCGCTGCTGCCGGGCGACATCACCTACGTCGACGTGCGCGACGGCATGCAGGGGCTCGCGCCGATTCACGAGGTGCGGCTCGAGGGGTTTCAGCATCTCACCGCCGACATCGGCGAGGTGGCCTACCGCATCCAGCGCGCGTTCTACGAGGACCTGTTCCTCATGCTGGCGCGCAGCGACGACCGGCTCGGCGCCGACCGGCCGACCGCGCGCGAAGTCGAGGAGCGGCACGAAGAGAAACTGCTCGCGCTCGGCCCGGTGCTCGAGCGCACGAACGACGAGCTCCTCGATCCGATCATCGACCGCGTCTACAACCTGATGGAGCTGAACGGGCTGGTGCCGCCGCCGCCCGACATCCTGCACGGCGTGAAGTTGAAGACCGAATACATTTCGATTCTCGCCCAGGCGCAAAAGCTCGTCGGCGTGGTCGGCCAGGACCGCTTGCTCGCGACGACCGGCAGCATCGTGTCGGCGATGCCGGAGTTCAGCCCGATCGTGCGGCACAAGCTGAACATGCCGCAGATGCTCGACAACTACGGCGAGATGCTCGGCGTCGATCCGAAGGTGATCCGGTCGACTGACGAGGCCGAGGCGGCGCTCGCGCAGGAACAGCACGTGGCGCAGGCGGCGCAGGACGCCGAGCAGGCGGCGACGCTCGCCGGCGCGGCGAAGGATGCGAGTCAGACGCCGCTCGGGGGCGACAGTCTCCTGAGCCGGGTGGCGCAGACCGCCTCGCAACAGAGTGTGGCGCCGTCCGGGGCGCTGCCGGCGGGATCGGTGATGTGATGGCGAACGCGAAGAAGCGGAACCCGGCGGACGCGACGCTGCGCAACGTGCGCGCGATCAACACGAAAGTGGGGGCGGTCACCGTCAAGGTGGACGATCTGCTGCTGCGGATGCAGGCGCTCGAGTGCGACCTGCAAATACTGACGACGCGCGTCAACGGTCTCAACTTGACGCCCGCGGTGGTCGAGTGATGGGCGAACCCCGCGCGCTGGTCCGCAACGCCGCCGATCCGGACCAGGTGAAACGCGCCGGCCGCAAGACGCACGACGCCGAGCGGATCTATCTCGAGGCCGTGCGCGCCTGCCTGGCGTATCCGGAAGCGCGTTACGTCTTCAGCGAGCTGCTCGAGCGCGCCGGCCTCTACCAGACGGTGTTCGATCACTCCGGCTCGGTGATGAACTT